GCGGGTCAGTGATGATCCGGTGCGCGCCTCTGCGGTGCGGCGGTATTTCGAGTTGTTCGCGTTGCGCGAGGATGATGTTGTGGTTCTCGGAACGGCGCGCACTGTTGGCCATGATGGCTGGCCGGAGGCAGTGAACGCCGCCAGCTAGGCGAAGTAAACAGCACCCACACACAAGGCCCCTTTCGGGGCCTTTTTTATTGGCCTGACATTATGACTTTGATCCGCAAAGCCGCCGCCGGCAAGGCGAATGGCTCGCTTACCTATGTCCTCAGCGACGCCACGGTAGACAGGTACGGCGACATCGTGGAGCCGCAGGGCTGGCAGTTGGACAATTTCCGTTCCAACCCGATCGCTCTATTCAATCACCGCCCGGATCAGGTTGTCGGCACATGGGGCAATGTCCGCGTCACGAAGGACGCGCTGATGGCCGAGTTTCAACCGGCCGAGCCGGGCACCAGCCGCATTGCCGACGAGGTACGCAAGCTCGTCGAACAAGGTGTTCTGCGCGCCGCGAGTGTCGGTTTTCACGGCATCGAGGCCGAGCCGATCAAGGGCACGCGCGGCACACGGTACAAATCACAAGAACTCGTTGAAACAAGTATTGTTAGCGTTCCGGCAAATCCGGCGGCGCTGGCAATCGCGAAATCGTTGGACATCTCCGACGATACAATGGAGCTGGTTTTCGGCAAGCACGCCGCGACAATCACCCGCTCCATTTCACCCGGCAAGCACGCCGACAGGAAGCCCCGTACCAGGGCAACGACGATGAACATCTCACAGCAGATCGAAGACGTACAAACCAGACTAAACGCCGCCAGGGATGCGCTGCATGCGCATGTCGAAAACCCGGATCACGACATCGAGCAGGCGCAACAGCTCAACGACGAGGTGGAGTACCTCGAAAAGGATCTAGCCTCCAAGCAGCGCACCGAAAAGAGCCTGGCGCTGCGCGCGGTCGAGCAGCCGGCGCAACTGCCGGCGGTACGGCGTCCGCTCGGGACACCGGCGCCGCAGGTCAACAAGGGCGACTACATGTGGCGCGCCGCGGCAGCGCAGTTTTGCGCGGTGGCCCAGCGCAAGTCGATCGAGGACACGCTGCGCGAGCGCTATCCGCTGGAGCGCTATCCCGACGCCGAGGCGACCGGCTGGGTGACGCGCGCCGCGGTCAGTGGCGCGTTGACATCGGTTCCGGCATGGGCGGGCGATCTGGTGCAGGAGGGCACCGCGGCGTGGCTTGCGACGCTGACACCGGCGCCGGTCTTCACGCGGGTTGCCGCTGCCGGGACGCAGCTCAATTTCGGTCCCGAGCAAGGTGTCATAAAGATCCCCTCACGGGCAGCGACACCGAGCATTTCCGGCGCGTTCGTCGGAGAGGCAAGTCCCATCCCGGTGCGCCGGCTGGGCCTGACCTCGATCCTCTTGAGCCCGCACAAGATGGGTGGCATCAGCGTCTTCTCGCGGGAGATGGCGCGGTACTCGAACCCGTCCATCGAAGGCATCATCCGCGACGCGATCACTGAGGATACTAACCTTACGATCGACACGCTGTTTTTGGATGCCACAGCCGGCAGCGCGATCCGCCCGGCCGGCATCCTGTTCGGCATCAATGCAACGGCGGCCAGTACAGCCGGGGGCTACGCCGCGGCGCTGGCGGACATCTCGGCTTTGACGGCGCCGTTCTACGCTGCCAATGCCGGCCGCACGCTGGTGCTCATCATGAACCCGGAGCAGTCGATGCAGCTCGGCTTCGCGCCGGGGCCTGATGGCAGCTTTGGCTGGGCGGCACAGTTTACCGCCAGGTTCACCATCGTGGAGAGCACGACGGTGGCGCCCGGCACGGTGATTGTCCTCGACGCGGCGGACCTCGTGACGGTGTTCGGAGGGTTCGAGTTCGATACCTCCGAGCAGGCGACTTTGCATATGGAAGATAGCGTGCCGTTACACATATCGGCACCTGGGGCTCCCGCGACTGTCGCAGCGCCCGTGCAGTCTATGTACCAGACCGCGCAAATCGCCATACGTATGCTACTAACGGTTACGTGGGCGATGCGGCGTGACGGCATGGTGCAGTACACCACGGGAGCAAACTGGGCGCCATCCGGCCCATAATGTGCTATAGTCTGAAGCGAGCCGACGGGGTGTTAGAGCACCTCGCCGGCTCTATCCATCACCGATCGAGCGAGGATCGACAATGGCTGATCGTCTCATTTCGCGGGCTGAAGCCAAAGCGCAAGGGTTGACCACCTATTTTACCGGCAAGCCGTGTTTGCATGGGCACATTGCTAAGCGTGTTACCAGGAACAAGCATTGTGTCGCGTGCAAGGCAGTCAGGCGGCTAACACTATGGGATCGCGAAGATTTAGTAATACATCTCGCCAAGCTGTACGGCACCGGGGAATACATTACCCGAGATGATGCTGTGCGTCAGGGTCTCAAGAGATACTTTATAGGGATACCATGCAAGCAGAACGGACACATTGCGGAGCGTTTCGTTAGTACTCGCGCTTGTGTCGATTGCATGTATGCAAAACTCAGCAAATCGCCATGGACTAAGGAGGAATCGTTAAAGCGTGCCGCGCGGAGACGCTTACGTTCGGAAGCTATTGCTGCTGGTAAGACCACTTATTCAGTAGCAGAACCTTGCGATCATGGGCATACCTGCGAGCGACGTACTTTAGACTCAAAATGTATCGATTGCGTAGCCGAGAGGGCGGCGGCAAGAAAAGACGCATGGAGCAAACTTCATCCAGAAAAGCGGCGTGCCATTTCGTTGCGATGGCGCACGGCGAATCCAGAGCTGTATCGGGAAAGCAGTAGGCTTAGCAAAGAGCGCAATCGGAAGAAACACACCGAAGCTCAGAAAGCGGACTACGCAAAGAACCCCGAAAAATACAGGGCGGCGAGGAAGCGATACTATAATAAGAAGCGAGCATGGCACATCGAACGTGCAGCGCTGAACGACCGTAAGCGCCGGGCACAGAAGAAAGGCTCCGGCGGCAGCCACACTGCTGCGGATTTGAGAGCTATCATCACTGCTCAAGGGCATCAATGCGCGAACTGCCGAGCTGATCTCCGCAAGGTTCGTAAACACGTTGACCACATCGTCCCGCTTGCGCGAGGAGGTTCGAACGACAGGCGTAATCTTCAATACCTCTGCGCGCCCTGTAATCTCGCGAAAGGTGCGAAAGACCCGATTGAGTTTGCGCGAGCGCAGGGCCGTTTACTATAGGAAAGGAGCACAGCATGGCAGAGACCACACGAACGCCGGAGCAGCAGCAAGAGGAGCGGCAACGCCAGGAACGCGAGCGAACGCAGGCGGCGAGCCGTAACGTGCCACGCCCGGCCGGCGCACAACCGGCCGGCGGGCGCGAGCGTGACGAGGCCGACAAGCAGATTGCCGAGCACCTCGGCAAGCCGCCGGAAACGCCGGTGCCGACACAAGAGGAGGCCGACGAGATTCGCGAGCGTGCGCTTGCCGGCGGCAGACCGCGCGAAGGCCGTCAAGAGCGCGACGTAAAGCCCGCCGACCGTGGCCCCGGCTACACGACGCGCTAAATGAGCCTGTTCTCCCGGCTGCCGATGCTGTGGAAAGGCAAGGCGGCCGAGGGGAAGTATCGGCCCGGCCCCTGGTACACGTCCGATGGCGTCATCGCCGCGAGCTGGGGCCGCTACGCGAACTGGTGGCAAGCCGGATATTCGCCGCAGCCCTACGGCGAGCGCTCGGCGATGGTCGAGGCGTGCCAAAGCGCCTATTCGCAGACCGTGGCGATGCTGCCGGGCGATCATTGGCGCGGCCTCGCGAATGGCGGTCGCGAGCGCGTAACCAATTCGGCGCTCAGCCGGATTTTGCGCCGGCCGAACGATTACCAAAGTATCAGCGACTTTTTGCTTAACCTCACCCGCGCTTTGTACCAAAGCGGCAACGCTTATGCGTATGCCGTCAGGAACAACCGCGCCGAGATCGCAGAACTCCACCTAATGCGCGACGGCCAGGTAGCGCTTGCCGAGGACGGCAGCATCCATTACAGCCTGTCGGGCAATGAAATAGTAGACGGCCGTTTCGACCTATCGTCTCCCGTGCCGGCGCGCGATGTGTTGCACGTCCGGCTGCATACGCCCCGCCACCCACTAAAGGGCGAAAGCCCGATCCTCTCGGCGGCCCTGGACCTCGGCATGCATAATGTGGCGTTGCAGCAACAGATTATTTTTTTCCAGAATCAAGCGCGCAGCTCGTTCATTCTCGGCACCGAGGAAAAGTTCCCCCTCGAGCAAACCGATGCCTTGCGCAATAAGGTCAGCGAACGGCTGAGCGGGATGAATGAGGGATTGCCGCTGATCCTGACCGGCGGGATGAAACCGTTTCCGCTGTCTACCTCTGCGGTCGATGCGCAGCTTGCTGAACTGCTCAAGATGAGCGCGGCGAATATCGCGCTCGCGCACCGCATCCCGCTGCAAGTGCTCGGCCTCGGCGAGACGACGTATGGCAGCACGGAGATTTTGAACCAAGCATGGCTCAGTACTGGCTTGGGGTTCACCCTGAACCACATAGAGGTTGCCTTTGACGCGCTATTCCGTTTGGACGGGCCGCCCGACGAGTACACCGAATTGAGTACGAGCGCTTTGTTGCGCAGCGCTTACCGCGAGCGCATCGAAGGCCTGGCGCGCGGCGTCATCAGCGGCATCTACTCGCCGGACGAGGCGCGGGCGAGCGAAGAGTTGCCGGCCGTTCCGGGCGGCGTTGGCAAGGAGCCTCGCACCCAGCAACAGGTTGTGCCGCTGTCGTATGGCGCGGATATGAAGCCGCCGCCGGCAAATCCTGCGGCAGCCCAAACACCCGACACGCCGCCGCCGGATACGCCTGCACCGGACAACCAGGACAGTCCCGATGCACAGCGCCAACTCGCTGCGTTCCGCGATGCATTTATTCGGAGCCTCGATATTGCCGCGTGATCCGACGGCGAGCGAATTGTTGGCCGCCGAGATGGGTGCGCTGATGGCGCGCGAGGTGCGTGCGTTTCGGCTGGAGGTATCCGCCGCGCTTGCCGAGCTGCGCGAGGGGATTGCGACGGCGAAGGCAGAGCGGCTTCAGTGGACGTCGGACGGCGAGGACACGCTGGCGGCGTGGGAGATGCGGATCGCGCAGCGCATGGAGTTTCTGCGCGACGGCGAGAAGGGCGACAAAGGCGAGCCGGGAGAGAAGGGCGAGCCTGGCCGCGACGGCTTGGATGGGCGGTCATTTAGGGTGTGCGATACCTGGGTCGAGACCGAGCAATACCAGGAGCTTGACGTTGTCATGCTCAATGGCAACAGCTTTGTCGCCCGTTATGCCAATCCGGGGCCGTGCCCGGGAGACGGTTGGAAACTGCACAGCCTACGTGGCAAAGCCGGCCCCCCCGGCCCTAAAGGCGACCGGGGAGACGCCGTTACCGGCCCGCCCGGACCACCTGGCCCGGGCTTGGCAGCAATGACCCTCAGCTCCGAGGGTGTGCTAACGCTGACGTTCGAAGACGGTCGGTCCTTCAGTCAGGACTTTTACCAGCCGTTCTCTCAGATGATCGCGGCCGTCCTGGCGCAACTGCGATGATCTCCGAATATCGCATTAGCCGCACCGTGACACCGGCGGCATCGATGGCGCTTGTCACGGTAGATCAGGCCAAGGCGGCGCTCGGCATCGACCCTGCCGACACATCGCAGGATGCCAGCCTGACGGCGCAGATCGCGAGCGTGTCGCAGGGGATATTCCGGTACGTCGATCGCGTGCTCGTCCAGCAGTCCTACCGCGACCAGTTCCGCTACGTCTGCAACTACAACTACCCTGGCGAGCCATTACAGCTTCGACAGTACCCGATTGCGGTGGACATCACCGGCGCGCCACTCGCCACCATCACCGAAGATGGCGTAGCGGTCGATCCGCTGTACTATGAGGCCGACACCGACCGCGGGCTGCTCTATCGCCTCGACGGCGCCGATCCCTACGGCTGGACCGGTATGCTCATCACGGTGGATTACACCGCCGGCTATGAGCCCATTCCCGATGACATCCAGGCCGCCGCGCTCGATTGGCTGACCTCGCGCTACCATGCCGAGGGTCGCGATCCGGCACTGCGCAGCGAGACGATACCGGACGTGCTCTCCCAGGTATTTGCCGGGGATTACGGCTCGGGCACAACGGCGGGCGCGATACCGCCGGGCACGCGCGATTTGTTGCAGCCATACCGACTCTTCAGCCTGTGAACGCCGACACGCTGATCGCCCGCCTGGACGCGGCCCTCGCCGGCTACGGGCAGACCGTGACGCTCCAGCGCACCAGCGTGGACACCGCGACCGGCGCCGTGACAATCACCGATAGCATCGACTGCCCGGCGGCAGTACGTCCGAGCGGGCCGCAGGATCTCGAAGCGGGCGATGTGGTGCCGATCGTCGTCATTGTTTCGCCTAGTGGGCTGGGCGCCTTCGGCATCCCCTCGCGTGATGATCGCCTGCTGGTCGATGGCGACCCGGCGAACATCACGCAAGTGGCGCCGCTGTACTACGGCGGCGCTCTCGTGCGGGTAAATCTCACGGCCCGTGGATAAGCGCGAAGCGATCCTCGCACGTTTGACAACGGTCTGCGGCAGCCTACAGGGTATCGTCTCGGCCAAGCGCAACGTTCTGGACGTGCCGCTTTTGGGCCGCCCGGCGCTGGTCGTCCAGGATGGCAGCGAGGAACGCCTCGACGCGCCAGCTTCGGCCAATCGCTCCGGCGCGCAACGGCTGCAACTGACGCCGCAAATCTGGCTGCTGGTGCGCGGCGCTGCCGACGACGCCGGCCCGCTGATGAGCCTGTTTCGCGGCCGGCTGATCTCCACGGTTTTGCAGGACCAAACGCTGCTCGATCTCACCGGCACCGCAGGCGGCATTCGCTATGACGGATGCACGGTCAACGAACCCACGCCGGAAACGAAAGAGCCGCGCATGGATGTGAATTTCACATTCATCTACACGCTCAATCTCAACGACATCACAGGGACGGTGGAGTTAAATCATGGCCTTCGCAACAACCGCGCCTGACATCAACAATTATTTTATCGCCAAGGGCTACGTGAAGTTCAGTGCCGACGGCGGCACGGTCTGGACGCATCTCGGTAATGCTCCTGAGGTGGAGTGGACACCTAATCTCGACATGCTCGACCACTTTAGCGCGATGGCCGGTGTCCGTTCGAAAGATCGCCGGGTGATCCGCGAGAAATCTGCGACGGTACGAATTGTTCTCGAAGAGTCAAATCCGTTTAACCTGGGGCTGGCGCTGATGGGCGACGTTACGACCGGGACACCGCCCACCCCGGACACGATCGACATATTCAGCCTGGCCGAAATTACCGGCGCATTATTATTTGTCGGGCAAAACGACGTAGGCCCGAGGACGCAGTATTATTGGCCGAATGTTTCGATCACGCCGAGCAGCAGCATAAACCTGATTAGCGAAGAGTGGGCCTCGATGGAGATCACCGCCGAGGTGTTGATCGATGCGACCGGCTCGTTCGGCACCGCAACCTGGGACATCACCGACGAGGTGACGCCGACCCTGGCAAGCGGTGCGCAGCGTGCGCCCGTCCGGCAGCGCGCGAGGGAGGCGGCATAAGCGTGCCCGGTCTCAAGGACATCGCGAAAAAGCTCCACCGCACGGTCACGGTTGCCGGCGAAGATGTCACAATCCGCGGCCTCACGGCCGAGGAACTGGCACGGCTGCTCGCCGACTACCCGGAGCTGGGCAAGCTGCTCACCGGCTCGTTCGACCGCCTCGACGGCTCGGCCCTGGCGGCACAGGCGCCGGATTGCGTGGCGACGATGATCGCGCTCGGCACCTCGCTGAACGGGCATGCGCCAAAAGATAGCGAGCTTGCGGACGCGCGCAGCCTGCCCGGCGTGGCGGCGCTCGATCTGCTTGCGGCGATCGCCGAACTGACGCTGCCGCGGGCTGTTGTCCGCCCTTTCGTCCAGATGGTTCTGGACGGGGACGGGGAGGAATCCGGCGCTATTGGCAGGGCGACGGGTACGACATAGCCGAGATGGCGCTTGCGCTGTCTCGTGCCGGCTATGGCTCATTGGATGAGGTCATGAGCTGGACGCCGTACCGCATGAGCCAGGTCATCTTTATCGACGGCAAACTGATGGAGCTGGAGCAGCAGCGCGAGTTGGCCTTGCACGCCTTCGCGGCGCAGGGCGACCCGAAAGAGCTGCGCAAGGTGCTGAGCCGCAATGGCGGTTAAGGTCAAGTACGACCGCAACGCCTGGCGCCGCGGACTGACCGAGGCGCAGCAGCAAATGGCGCGGGCGGCAACCAAGGCGTTCCGCGAAGGCGCAAAGGAAATCCAGCGGCAAGGCCAGGCGGACCTCGCTTCGGTCGTCGGGCCATCGAATGCCAAGTGGTTTTTCGCGCGGGCCAAGCCGCGCGGCGGCTATTCGTTGCGGCCATCCTTGCGCGGCTATCGGCGTAAGCAGTTCCTGAACATCTTTGAGCGCGGGGGCACGATCGAACCGCTCCGTAAGAAGTATTTGTGGCTGCCGCTGAGCCATGTCGTGCAGCGAGTTAGCCGCAAACGTCTGACGCCGCGGATCTACGAGCGCATGTTCGGCAAGCTGCAGTTTGTCAAGCGCCCCGGCAAACCGCCGTTGCTGCTGGGCGACGTGGCGGCAGGTCGCGGCGGCCGGCGGACAACCGGCAAGGTCACACGGGCGCGGCTGACGCGCGGCATGGCGGCAACGCGCAAGCAGAAGGTGCCGATCTTTGTCGGGCTTTCGTCGGTCACGATCCACCAGCGTCTGCACTTTGACGAAATCTACGAGCGGATGCGGCAGGAACTGCCGGAGTTGTACAAGCGCATGATGGCACTGGAGGGCAATAAATAATGGCGCGCGGCAGGTCGGGCGGCATCTCGCAATTTATCGAGCTGGTCGGCCAAGAGCAGGTCCGCGAGGGCTTTCTCAGCCTTGGCAAGATCGGCGAACAGTCGATGCAGCGGATCGCCGCGGCGACCGAGAAAACCGCGCGTTCATTCGAGCAATTGAAGGGCGGCCTAAAGGGCATCGCGGCATTCGAGGGGCTGCGGCGCGGCGTCGATATTCTCGTCGATGTCACCTCGCAGATGCAGGAGCTGCGCAACGTCGCGGCCGCCACGCAGTTTCCGATTGACACATTGCGCGCCTTCCAGATCGCGCTGGAGCAGACCGGCAACGCAGGTGAAAAGGTCGGCGGCGCGTTTATTCAATTCGCCGGTGCCGTTGCCGATGCGGACAAGGCTGCGGCTGGTGCCGACAATGCGTTTACCGCTCTGGGAATAAACACGAAGAGCGTCCAGGGCGTAAACCGGCTCAACACGCTGCTAGATATTTACGTCAAGCGCTGGGCGCGAATCAGAGAAATCAAGCCGGCGGTGGCGGCCCGCTCCGGCGCGCTCGCCTTTGGCGAAGACGACATCAACAAGTTCGCCAAGGCGATGCTGCTCGCCGCCGAAGTCGGAATCCCGAAGTTCGTGCAGGCGATGCATCAGTTTGGTCGGTTTCCGACCAAACAAGACTTGGCCAGTATGGAGCGGTACGAAACCGCCTTGGGCAAGTTCCGCGGCACCATCAACTCGATCAAGATGGATGCCGTTATCGCGGTGTTTCCGGGCCTCACGCAAGCACTCGACACGGCGCGAGGCACGCTCGGCAACTTTACTGCGGATATTCAAAGGTTCTTTACGGATCTCAATAACGTATTGCTGGGCAAGCAGGCGCAGACCGAGTTTTTGCGCAATCTGATCGCGATGAAGAATGTCGCGCTTGATGTGCTCAGTGTTTTGCGTTTTGCATTCAACGCATTCGCCAAGGGCTTGGATCTTATTGCCACGTCAGTAAACAATATGTTCGGGACGAATTGGACCGGCAAAGGCATCGCAATGTCGCTGATGCTGTTCAAGCTGGTCGGCGTCTTCGGCCTGCTGACGACGGCGATCAATATCGCAAAGACCGCATGGCTACTGCTAAGCGCGGCGGCGATCCGCAGCCCGTTCGGCGCCTTGGTTGCGGCCGTCGGTGCGGTCGTGGCGTATCTGCTGAGCGGCACCGAGGCCGGTAAGAAATTCACCGACAGCATGACGCAGGCGGTGCCGGCGACGGACGCCACCGCGCAAAACATGAGCGAGGTGAACAAGAACACGAGGAGCGCGGCGACGTCCGCCGACCAGGTGCGCGACCTGACGCAGCGCACGACCGCGCAGACTGCGGCCCTCGGTGCGGCGACAGCAGGCGTTGCCGAACAGGCCCAAAAGCTGCCGGAATTTGCCAACAGCGCGATGACAATACCGGCGGTAGCACACGCGAGGAGCGGCGCGGTAAACAAACCATTCAACCAGATGACGCCGAGCGAGTTGCTTGAAGTCCCGCTTCAGCTGCGCGACACCAACTGGCACGAGATGATGCGCAGTGTGCCGACCGGCACCTTTGACGAGGTCAACCCGGAGATGGTTGACATGGCAACCGGCGCGAAGATGCCGATCGGTCAGGGGATCACGGGACCTGGCGGCAACCGCTGGGTGGATGTCAAAACGGCTCTTGACGCGACAACAGCGGCGGGATTTGGCGCGGCCGCAGCGCTGAACGCGGTTACAGGTTCGGCGAACAAGGCATCGGCCGCACAGACAAAGTCGGCGACGGCGGCGGACAAGGCGGCAGAGCAAGCGCCGGGTTCGTTCCGCGCGCGATCTGACGAGTTCAAGCAAGCGGTAGACGATCGCATTTCGGCCGCCGCGGACGCAGCGAAGAACGCACCGATGGCGTTCGGGGGCGAGTTGTCGGGGGGCACGGCAGCACCAGGTGCGGTGTCGCCGCTGGCGCAAGCGATACGGGACGCCTTCAGCGGGGCGCCGGCACCGTTCGGCGGCGAAGCATCATCAGGCACCGCCGCTCCAGGCTTCGATGCACTAGAACAAAGCGCCGGATCGGTTGCCGGTTCGATGGAGGGTGCGAGCGAGCAAACGAGCGCGTTCTCCGGGGCGTTGACCGCTCTAACGGACGCATTGAACAGCGCGGCTGCGGCAATCTCATCAGCGGCATCGCAAGCCGCGCCCGGCATGGCTGCCGGCGGCGTCGTCCCCGGCAGCGGCAATGGCGATACCGTCCCGGCATGGCTGACGCCGGGCGAGTTCGTCATGCGCCGCTCGATCGTGTCGCAGCTCGGCGTGCCGTTTCTGTCGATGCTGAATCGGGGCAGCGGCAGCCACCTGCCGCGCGGCCGCTATGCCGCCGGCGGGCTGGTCATGGCGGGTACGGGCGGCGGCGGGACGCCGGTGCATCTGCACCTTGGCGGCAAGTCCTTTGCCTTGAGCGGCGGCGCGGATGTCGTCTCATCGCTCGCACACGAGGCACGGCGCTATGCGCTGCGCTCGGCCGGCACCAAGCCGTCTTGGTACGGCGGGACACCGGGCGGGCGCTGATGCCAGCATTGCCGGCCGGGCGCAATACAGTGTTCGACATCTCGTTGCCGGGGGTCGCCGGGCCTGATCTGCCGCCCTACGCGGTGCGCGGCCTCAAAGGCACACTAGCGCCGATCGCGGTGGCACAGGGTGACGCGCTCTTGCGCCGCACCGTCAACGGGACGCTCGTGGATATTAGCGCGCCGCAGTTCCGCAAATACCGGCTGGACGCGTCGGGGGAAGATCAGCAGCCCCCGGCCCTGGATGGAATCTGGCCGGGTATGCAGGTCAGCGTTTATTGTCACGTCGAGCTAGCCTATCACACCGCGACCGGCTCGGCCGGACGCTCAGCCGTACCAGGCACGGTGCGGGTCGAAGGCGATTATACTTTCTACTGTCCGGCGATGGAGTGCCGCATCGTCGAGTACCAGAGCGAGCGCGCCGAGTGGGAGGCGCAATACACCTGGTCGCTGACGCTGGAGGAAATATAACGTGCCGGGCCCGTTCTCGTTCGCTTGGTGCGGCGGCACGATCCAGGAGCAGGTGCTCATTTCCACGACCGGCAACACCCATGGCGGGCAGATATTGACACTGACCGCCACCGGCTCGGTCGAGACCGGCTTACAGCAGCTCTTTAATCTCGCGCCGGCCGTCGATCTGGACGGCTACGCGCTCTATGGCATCGCGGGCGCCGGTGTCGCTGACGACACGCTGTTTATCTACGACAACTCGGTGCTGTCCGGCGAGACCGGCACAATCAATCTCTCGGCTGCGGCGACCGGCACCTATACATCGGCCACCTACAAACTCACCAAGGCCGTGTCGTTCGGCACGATCTCGGCGACAACGACGCTGGACAGCGCCACAATCACATTGCCGGCCGATCTCGATCTGCCGGCCGGTACGTATCAAGTGAACGGCACTTTCATCGGCAACACGCTGGCGCCGCCGCCGGATGACGAGGGCACGGTCGCCGACGAGACGATGCTGGTTTCCGGTGCGCTCATTGATTACGACGGCGCGTCGCCGGACGTGGATATGTACATTTACGCGCTGGTGGATGATGCCGTCGTGCAGCAAGACGTGACCGCATCAGGCTCCGGCGAGGTGCCGGTCAACATCACCGGGTTTGCCGATCAAGATTGGTACAGCATCACCAGCATCCCGATGGGCGTGCTGGCGGACCTCGTGCCGGGCTTGCGTTACAACATCGCCGGCAACGGCATTCCGGTCGGCACGACGTTTGTTGCGCCCGACAGCCCGGCGACGGCGACGAGCCTCGTGCTTGAACAGCCAGCGACCTCGGCCGAGATCGGCGCGCTCCTGACCATCACAGGGCCGCGCACACCGGACGTTGACTTCGACCCGGCCGTGCATAACCGCTTTGACGAAGAGGTGCTGAGCGTCACGATCAGCCAAGAGGAAGGCGGGTTCGCGACGTTGGACATCGAGCTGCGCAATCCGAACGTGGGGCTTCTCGCGCTCGGGCGGCAACTGTGGTGCTGGCTATCCTGGGATCAGGCGTGGACAGCGGACGGCAGTGGCACACCGGACCTCGTGCCGCTGTTCAACGGTCAGCTTGTCGGCGTGCCGAGTCTGGCTGTGGGCGAGGTCGTAACATTGCAGTTCCGGGCGAGGCCGGACGATTACCTGGCGCAGAAGTCCGCGCTTGTCGACGACATGAAGGCGCTGCCGTATTGGGACCCGATCTGGGTGGCGGCGGACGTGTCGCAGGACACGGTGCTCGAAACCTACTCCGCGCTGTGGCACGTCGATCGGGTCACGCTGGAATTGTCCGCCAGCGACATCCTCGACGGCGAGGACGGCATCGTCTCGATAGATGAAAGCGACGCATTCTACGATGCCTTCTCGCTGACCGTTGGGGATGCGCCGCTGACTGCCGTTACCGTTTCGGGCACGGTCGAATGGCAGCAACGTGGTGACGGCACGGTTGAGGTAACGCAGCGGCTTGTGAACGCCTTCGCAAATGCGGGATCGCCCTATAGGACATCGTTCCCGTTGCGTCACGGCGACAGCGGCGGCGGGGGCTTGATTAGCACCGTCAACGGCGACGGACTGAAATCGGACTGGCCGAAGCCAGGGGCTAGCATCGGCGGCGGCTGGAGCCTGACAACACGCAATGACGGCAGCGGCAAACCGCTGTGCTATATCGAAGACTCGGTTCAAAACGGCACGTTCCGACAAACAAATTACACGGTGAGGTTTACCGGCCAACAAAAGCCGGCCACCTCCGCGGATAGCACCGTGGAGGAGAACGCGGTCGCGGCTTATACCGCGAGTTATGGGCAGTACGAGGCGAGTTTCCCGATCTCGATCTACAAAGTGCGGATGGTGCTGCAATGGCGGGCCGACCGGCGGCGCACCGAGACGGTGGCGGCGGTCGTCTCAGCTAATGTGCAGCGCATGCTGACCGACACCGCAGATGCCGACGCGGAGGATGTCAGCCTCACGTCGCAATATGTCGGGCAAGGCGTGGATGCCGGCGGCGAGGTGCCGATCGGCTCGCTCACGAAGGCGAGCTACTTTCAGACCGACCGCGGCGCATCGAGCTTCGAAAACCTGCTGCTGCAAGCGCGGGCCAAGATGCGCGCTAAGTCCCGCGCCATCGAGATTGCGTTTGCCGTCGATTGGCGCACGGCGCTGACAATCACTTTGCGCAACAGCGTCACGCTCAGCGACCGGCGCATTGCCGGCGGCCGCGCTACAGGCAAGGTCAAGTCGTACAAGCTCACCGTCGCCGATGGCGTCATGCTCGGCGAGTTCGTCATCGGCGTGCCCATCGGCACGGGCGCGGCGTCTTCGGGCACGATCGGCGAGGAAACCTACGTCGAAACCGATTATGTCGCCGATGGCTGGCAAGTGATCGACGGCGGCCAGGACGCGGTGGTTGATGCAGAGCTTTACTATCAGTCACTCGACCAGTTCGCGATCCAGGACGACGGCATCGACCTGACAAACCTTACGGTCGATACCGCGGTGAACGCCTGCTGGGTGAAGGACGGGCTGATCGAACAACTCGACGTGCTGAGCCAGTACCAACGCAAGCAGGCGCCGACCGACGGCGATCCAATCTCGGCTGCGGTCAAGATGAAGACCACCGTGACGCTTGATCTTGTGCCGGTTGCCGGTGCCGAGTTTCACACCTCGTTCTATCCGGCGGTAAGCATGCTGGCCTTGCCGAAAGGCCTCGACCTGTCAGCCGCGGCGAGCCGCTCCCGTGCCATTTGAGGGGTTTGTTCGGCCGTATCAATCGCCCGGCACGCTCGGTCGCATCCGCATTGCGGCCACTCCCGGCGCCACGAAAGAGCGAGCGAGGCTCACATGGGGCAGCACGAGCGACGGCAAGATAACGCCGGCGCGCTCAGGCACGAACGTCGAATGCTGCAAGCGCTCAAGCAAGCAGAGCGACCACAAAGACAGCGATTTCGAGGACGTGGCGGTCGTGGCGCCGGACGGTGGCCCCTCTGCCGGGCAGCGTGTCGATTTCCAACGCGCCAATAAGCTCAAATTCAAGCAGCGCGAAGAAAGCTCCTGCATTTCCGATTGGGACCAGATGTCGGGCGTCGCTCTCGGTACGTCCGAGGCGCTTGCCGAGTTCGAGGCGGACATGGCGTTTGCCGGCGACAATTCGACAAGCTCGGAATGCGGCGTTTCCTGGAGCTTGCACAACACACCAGACGGGAAAGCAGCCTGATGCCGTTTGAGAGCTTTGTTAGACCCTACCAAAGTCCTGGGGCGCTCGGTCGCACGATTATTGCATCGACCCCCGGTGCTACCAAAGAGCGAGCCACTTTGACGTGGGGCGCTACTTCCGACGGCAAGATCGTGCCGGCACGCAGCGGCACGAATGTCGAATGCTGCTCAAGCAAGGAGACCGAGTTCGAGCGCGAGACCAACGTCTTGCGGATCACTCAAGACAACGAACCTGAGAATTGGGTTGACGTGGCGCGCGCCAGCAAGATGAAGCTAAACAACAAGCACAAAAACGAGTGTGCAAGCGAATGGGACCAGATGAGCGGCGTTGCCTTTGGTACGAGTGAAGCATTGGCCGAGTTCGAAATGGACATGGAATTTGCCGGCGACAACACGACCGACGAG